TCTGATAATTTCTTTTTCTTCCATTGGTTCAAGGTATCGTTCTCTACCATTGTCTTCTTTTTGCCATTCAATATGAGGCACTCTATCAAGATGATAAATAGACTGTCTCTGATTAGCAAATCTTAACATCTTACTGATTGATGAAAGATAACGATTGATAGTTGCAGGAGCAAAACCTCTGTCCTCCAACGTGTCCACAAGGTTTCCTATGTGGGTATCGTTAACTTCAGTCACAAGCATTCCACGTCCAAGCATTTCAATAACTTTCTCGGCTCGTTTAGATTGCAACTTTTCCCAACCTTTCAATGTTAATTTGCGGTGTATCTCCGTTAACAACTTTATATTTCGTTGTTGCATTTGTACCTCCGCTTTTCATTGTTATTTGACCCAACTTAAAAGAGTGCTATGTACCCTTTTACCTTTTGCTGTAAGACGCACTAATTTTCTACGTCTTTCCATTGGGTCTTCAAAAGTTTCTAATAGACCTACGCCAATCTTTTTGTGTCTGTTAATGTCGCCTAACTTGTACGCATTTCTTGACACTGAAGATTGAGATATGTCTAGGTCGTCACTTATTGTTTGCATGGCAACGCCTTCTCTTCCACCATGAACTGCAACAAATAAAAACACAGCAATAGCCTGTGCTTCAATTTGTGTATCAAACTTTCGCATTTCTTCTATTATTTTTAATAGATTTAATCCGCTACTCATCATTTCTTTCTCTCTTTCTTGTATTTACACAGTACATTCGAATGCACTATGTTAAAGTTAAGATAGATACAACCTATATTTTCCAAAATCTATTATAGTTTCATATTTATCTTTACTCACTTTTAGATTACTCCAATTAGTATATTTTTCAATATACAATTTAAAAAGAATAAAATTGATATTCATATTTATCCTTTTGTTAATTGTTAACTTTTTCGTAGATTAATAGTTGGCATAACCACCATGATTTGCCTTGACCATTAAAAGCTCCTTTTTGTCCAAGTGTTGGCATATTTCTCCTTTCTTTTTGCTAATAGTTAAACTCATTTAAAATAAGCTATCCTGTCGCACATAGTATGTGCAATAGGAAATAATGAGTTATCAACATGCAAAATACGCCGTCTAGTCTTTAGAAGGCGTTTCGGCTATTAAAGCCTCGTCAGTTTTGCTTTTTAGAACTTTTCCATTAGTCCCCCTTTTAGGTTTTTTTGGTTTCTTGCCAAAGATGGCGTTCCAATTCTCTTTGTATTTCTCTGAAGGAATGTGAACGCCGTCTCGTATTTTGTAAGATTTAAAGCCTGACATATTTATTGTTGTAATTGTAACAATTCACTTTCATCAAACATTTCTTTTAACTCATTTACCCTATTAGGTGTCAGCTCCATATGATTAGTTGAATTGCCTTCACCATCAAATATTTTAATACTAAAACCATATTTTGTAGTTTTAAGTTTTTCAAATTGGGCTTTCAAATAGTCTTTACTTGTTACTATCGCAGGTTTAGACCATGTAAGGCTTTTATCCCTCATCATTTTGTCTTCGTCACTCATATATATTTTTTTAGTCATGTTTCACTCCATTGATTGTTGATTAAATAAAAACGCCGTCTAGTCCTAGAACCATACGGCGTATTGTGGTTGATGACGTGGCACTACCTGAATTGACGTGATAACTTGCACTAATGCAGGATATTAAAGCGACTTACATTAACTTACGCCATTATGATTTATAGCTTATAAATCTCAAAGCGGACTATTTAAAATCCGCTTCAAGTCTTATAGCTAATCTTTAGCTTTGTTTTTTTCCTCTTCTTCTTTTGCTTTCTTTTGTAACTCCGCATAATAAGAAGGGTGTCTCCATACAAAAGTCATTAACTAACTTTTCTAATTGGAAACTTTATCACGTTTGAAGGCTTACGCAGTGAGGCTCTGACCTTTTGAACTACCTTAGTAGCCAGATAACACTCCGCCAACTCTTCAAGACTAAACAGTGAAAGTTGCTTCACTAGCTAATCCAACCTTCTGCAATAGCATTATGAAACATTTTTAGCTTCTGCTCTTGCGGTGCGTTTTGGTAGTCCTCAAAGTGTTTCTTCTTCTCGGTCTCGTCTTGATACTTTGAGGCACTCTCTGCCCTTTGTATCTTTTGTACACTTTTTGCAATTTGCATGAGTGGTACTCCTATCGTTGGTTGATTGTTGATTTGTTGCTTGGCATTAATTGATAATGCTAAACTGCAACAGACAGGCAGAAAGTTCCGCCTGTTTCGACTATAAAAGTCTCTTCAGTGTTGCTGATTGTTTGTCCCTAAAATTACAAAACCTTCATAATCATGTTCTTTGGGATTGTGTTGGATTGCGTCTATATCTAAAAATTCGTCATTATTACTATAATAAACAACGTCTTTTTTTGGCATTTTTTTCAATGCCGTAATTAACTCTTCAACTGTCATTACATCAACCTTCCTGCGATTTCTACGTGATTAACATAAGTTTCAGTTTTAGTTTTTTCGTTTGGTATGTTCCATACTCCATCATCTAAGCCGTACAGTCTTTCGTTATTATGATTAAAAAAATATACCTCTTTTGTCTGTGGCATTTTTTTTAATTTCTCAATTAAGTCCTTAACTGTCATAGTGTGTACTCCATATTGATTGTTGATTTGTTGCAGTGCAACAGACAAGGCGGAAAGCTCCGCCCTGTTTCGCCTATATAAGGCTCGTCAGTGTTGCTGATTATATTGTGTTAACCTCTGGCAGGTATGACCAAAATTTGATACCTGCAACAACTGTTAAAAGTAAGCCAAGCCATGTCTCAACATGAATTGCAATGATAACGCCAAGAAACATCAAGGCGAAACATAAAGCGAAACTAATCGCCAAAAGTATTGCTCTCATTACGCCACCGCCCTGCTAGATGCCAAGTGTGCATCTCTTTTGTTTAAGTCTGTCAAAATATATTCACCGCTTTTAATTTTGGCTCTTGTATCTTCAACGCCTTCATTCAGAAACTCACGTCTATATTTTGCAGTCGTCACTGAATAATCCCATGTTGCTTCGTCAAGGAATATTCTGCCATCTGCACATTTTTTGACAATGATTGATTTATAAGATTGAAAATAAGAATTTCCAAAATCGTCATCAACCACAAATTGGTTGGCAACCTTGTTGCCCTTTGGGCTAGTCATGTTTTTTACTTTCATAGTGTACTCCATGTGTTGATTGTTGATTGTTTCGGACTGGTAATTCTGTGTCCTCGTCAGTGTCATATAAAATGACAGACAACCGCAATCGCTAGGCTATACTTGTTGCAATAAATAAAACACATTATTGGGAAAGCTATCTGCACCACTAGCGGACTGGACTTTCCACACACCTTAGAGACTTACTCGCCCAGATTAACCCTATCCGCAGGATTGTGCCTGTGTGTGGCAGATGATTTTTGTATGTAGATAAAAACCAGTAAAAATAATTTAATTTTTTAAAATAAAAAAACTATCCTCTGTATATAGATGCATTTGTGGATTGCAACAGTTAATTTCAAAAAAAATGAAAATAATTTAAAATAGCCTAAAAAGCCAATATATACGTTATGTATAGGACTAAATAGGATATAATGGGATTTAATAGGAATATGTGGGAGTACATAAGATTGTATGCGTGGATAGTTATTCTTTTAAAGTGATACCAATAGGAAAGTGAAACTCAAAAGACTTATTTGTTTTAATGTTATCTAGCTTTGATTGCTTTTTCTTTTGTCTGTAATTCTTATTTGTCTTGGCTTTGTAGAGTTTCCCTGCGTCTGTCTTTAGCCACTCTTGTCTTTTATTCATTAATAGTAATAATATCCTTTGCTTACTGTTGGTTAACCTTTGGTACTACTTAAAGAGATACTTAAAGAGATACCCATAGTTATTCTTTTTTTTGCTCTCATCTAATAGTGTAACTTTACTCACTCAAACTCTTGTGACCTCTGCCCTGCGTTGGTGCGTTGGTGTGCCTGTGCGTGGCTCTGTGTGGCTTGTGGTGGTGCTTGGGGTGGTGCTTTGCGTGTGGCTAGGCGTGGAACTTAAAAAGAGCAACGCACACGCCCTGCGTATACATAAAGACCAAAGCAAAAAAACAGACTATCTCACAGGCGTACATGAATAAAAAAAGTACACGCCTACACAGGGACACGCAAAGGACATGCTATCCTTATATAGTAAAAAACCCCTTTAATGCCTCACTTTTGGTAACTTTTGCAGTCGCACACACGCACCGCATGGGGGAAACTCTGTGTCTGTATATATCATATACCCCCTCAAATTTTTCTATGAAATATTCGCCATGCGTTCTGCCATACGATTAGCACGATTGGGTGTCTGTTTAGCCCATCTACTATCTAGCATCTCCACACTGGCAGTCTTATAGTCTTCATCTTGTAATGCTTTAAGCATACCCTTAAACTTGGACACCCCATAAGCACCCATTTGGTATACCATCTCAACCACAATGTTTCTTGCAGTCTCTTTGATATTAGGACATATCATTAATAAATCTTCTGTACCTGTAACAGCTCTAGCAAAATCTCTTTCAAATATCTCTACCCACCCTTGATGTGTAGTTGGAGCTACTTCGCCTTCTAACATCTTGTGACCATAGCCACCTGTAAGATGTCCTTCTGTACAGTGATAAGTTTCTAATCTAAAACCTTCTTCTTTTTTAACGGCTTCTTTTGTTTGGTTTATATCCATCTGTCTTTACTCTGTGTCCTTCCAATGTTGTTTTCCATAAATCTTTCTAATTCTCTGTCTAACAGTTCTTCTTTGTGTTGATTATAAGATAACTGTTGGTCTCTATCCAATCTGTCTACCCAATACTTTGCCGCCATAGCTAAAGCATCAATAGCATCATCATGTCTTAAAGAGCCTTTGTCTCTAGTAAGCCTTGTCATCTGTCTAAACAACTGATGGTCAGGTTCATTCTTAAAATCTTCGTTAATTAACAAATCATCTATAACTAACCTATGACTATTCATAAGTGGTTCAAGCGTATCAATAATACGTTTTTCTTTTTGTGTATTGTGTCTAACTTCTTCTATCTCGCATGGGTGTACCTTTGCCATAATAGGTTTTAACAACTGTGTTGCCATACCATCACCAAAGTTACTCTCAATGACCACATAGTTAACTTCATGTTTCTTTGCAATATTAGAAAGCCTTGCCATAGTGTCATCACTATACCCACCTTCTAATGAGCCTACAGAAGTCA